ATCGGGCCGGTAGGCCATGAGCGTCCCCTCCTCTCGGTGTCGTCGGTCAGCGGCTGGACTGGGTCGCCGTCGAGCCGGTGTCGGTGCTCGTCGCCGCCTTGACGCGCGTCGCGCCGGTGTCGAGGTTGTGCTGCACGCGCACGACCTTGCCCTCGGGCGTGACGGCGTCGTACTCCTCGTAGCGGTGCTCGTCGGCGGGGATCTTCGGCGCCTCCTCGATGTTCGGCAGCGGCAGCTGCCCGTTCACCGTGCCGGCGCCGGACGCGACGGTCTCGGCGGACGGCTGCGGGGTCACGGTCGAGGCCCGCTCGAGCGGGTTCGTGGTGTCGGCGGGCCCGTCGCCGGGGACCGTCTTGCTCGGCTTCGTCACGTCGTTGTCGAGCGTGGTCGTCTTCGCGGTAGCCATGTCGGTGGTCTCTCTCTCAGGTGGTCGATGGGTGGACGGGTCAGGCGTTCAGGACGCCGGTGAGGCGGGCGGCGGCCTGCCCGCCGAAGACGCCGAGACCGCAGTAGAACTCGATCCGGGTCCGGTAGACGGGCTGCGACTGGAGCTCGCCCAGGTCGTCGACCTGGATCAGGCCGTTCGAGAGCAGCGTCACGCCGCGGTCGGTCTCGTCCTGGCCGAACTTCACTGCGTAGATCGAGGACGACGCGGACGAGGAGCCCTGCGTCTCGGTCTGGGGCAGGATCGGCGTGCCGGCGAGGTTGTTCCCCGGGTCGAGGACGGGGATACCGTTCCACGTGAGGACGCGCTTGCCGGTGAGGTCCTCGCGGACGGTCTCGACGCCGCCGATGCGGCGCCCGGCGGAGCGGATCTTGCCCTGCAGCTTGAGGTTGCAGTAGATCGCGCCGTTGCCGGGGTCGATGCCGGGGACCTGCGCGAGCAGCAGGTCGAGCGCGTCGAAGAACGCGTACGAGTCGCTGCCGCCGTTGCCGACGATCGGGATGCCGTTCGTGCCGGCCGAGATGACCTGGTCGCCGATGAGACGCTTTCGGAGGCCGTCGAAGCCCTTGGGCTCGATCGAGACGTCGCCGTTGATGAACGCGTCCTGGAACTTGTACGACGCCGCCTTCACCTTCAGCGCGGTCTGCACGGCCCGCTGGTCGTTCAGGTTCCCGCGCGTCTTGACGATGAACCGGTCCACGTCCGCGTCGCCACCGAGGATGACCAGCGACTCGGTCAGCTGGTTGACCGTGCCGGTCGACTCGATGTAGGCCTCGTTCACGCCACGGAACGCGACGCCGGGCAGGGACGCCTCCTGGTTGTAGGCGTACGCGTTGCCCTGGATCTCCATGATCGGGGCGCGGTCGAGGACAGGCGAGGCCTGCACGAACGTCTCGACGACGCCGCGCTGCAGGTCGTTCTCCGACAGCGGTGCAGCCTGCACGAGGGTGACAGCCATGTGGGCGGTCCTTTCGGTGTGAGGTGGTGCCCCGCCGCGGAGGTGCGGAGGGACGGGGAGTTACCTGCTCCGGCCGCCCGTGGACGACGTCGCGTAGGCGTTCGCCATGCGAGGCGTCCCGGGTCCCGGGTCCGGCTTCGTCGAGCCGCCGACGGCGCCGATCCCCGCGGTGCGGTGGTCGGCGGTCTGCTGCCCGGACGTCTTCAGGAGGTACGGCTCCGCCTTGCCGAGCGCCTCCAGGAGGTTCTTCACGGCGGCCGCGTCCGCCTCGTAGTTCTCGTCGACGGAGATCTCGGCGACCTTCGCCGTGTCGAGCATCGCGAGGGCCGCGGTCGGGTTGTGGAACCCGAGCTCAGCGGCCTGCGCGCGGACGGCAGACCGGCGGGCGACGCCGGCGAACTTCTCGGCGGCGGCCTTGTCGGCGGCCTTCTGCGCGCGGTCGGCGAGCTCCTCGGCGGACGGGCCACCGTTCGCAGCGTCCCGCTGCTCCTTCAGCTGCTTCGCCTCGTCGGGGGTGATCCCCAGATCGGTCCACGGCTTCAGCGCGTCGCGGGCCTCGTTGCGCTCCCGCATCCGCTTGTCGGCCTGCTCGCGCAGCGCCTTCGCGGTCGGCGCGTCGACGCCCTGCTCGCCCTGCTGACCCTGCCCGCCGTCGCCACCGGTGCCGCCCTGTCCGCCGTCGCCGCTCGAGCTCGAGCCGCCGGAGCTCGAACCGCCACCGGTGCCGTCACCGTCGGGCGGGAAGAACATGCGGAGGTTCGGCTTCGTGGGGTGGCCGAGGATCTGGCCGAAGGCCGATCGGGTCGGGGTGAACATGGTGGGTCCTCCTTGCGAGGGGTCTGCCCGCGGCGCCTTGCGCGTCACGGGACGATGATGCCGAGCAGTCGGGCGAGCGTGCGGACTTCCTCCGGCGCGCGGTCCAGCTGGTCGACCTGTCGGGCGTAGTTGCGCTCGACGAGCGCGCGGACGGCCGGGGTCAGGGGGTTGCTGGCACTGTTCACGGCGAACGGGTTGGATCCGCGGTCGACGGCCTGCTTCTGCAGGTAGGCGCTGTGGAGGCGTCGCTCCGCCGCGGTCTGCGTCGCTGGCTCGAGCGGGTCGCGGACGCCGGTCGCGACGGCCTTCCGGTACGCGAGCGTCGCGCCCTTGCGGGTGCCACCGCGGCCGAGCGCGCCGGCAGCGAGGTCGTTCGGCACGTTCCCCAAGATCGACCCCCCTGCGACCTGTCCGCCGTCGATCAGGAACCCGTTCTTCCGCAGAAGACGGATCGCCGTTTCACGGTTGCCATCGGCGGCAGCGTAGACGTCATCGACGGTCATGAGCGAGGGGGACCCATATCGACGTGCCTGCCAGCCTCTCCGGCCGCTGGCATTCGCGAGTCCCCGCATGCGCACATTCGCGACCCGATAGATGTCGGCGCCGTCCCGGATCGCCTGCGCGTCGGCCTTCCCGAAGAGCTTGTCCTGCCCTGCCGGGTCGAGGCTGCGGAAGTAGGCGTACGGGTCGACGGTGAACTCGCCAGCAATCGACTCCGATGTTGGGACGTGGCGGCAGTCGCACTCTGGGTGCCGGAGGAAGCCGGTGTTCCACCGGAAGAACTTGCCGGCGAGGATCACGCACCGCCTGCACGACGGCGGGTTGAGCATCCGCACCCAGCCGCCGGCCTTCGGCGTGACGCCCATCTGTGCGGCGGTCGCGTCTCGGTTCGCGTCCCGAACCGCGTCGAGCGAGATGCGGGTCAGCCAGTCGCCGGCGGCAAGCAGCGCGGTCCGGGTGTCCGGGACGATGCTCATCGACTGCTTCGCCTTGATCGGCGCGGCGCCGAGCAGGTACTCGACCGGGCGGCCCTCGCTGGTGCCGCCGGCGAAGCGGCCGGCGTCGACCTGCTCGACTGCGGATCCGTCGATGCCCTGCGCGGCGAGCACCGCCGGCACGTAGGCGATGCCGTCGGACGCGGCCTGCGTCTGCGCGGCGACGACGGTCGCGAAGATCGACGCGGCGACGCGCGACCAGGCCAGGTCGAAGTCGTCGACGGCCGCGGCGGACCAGAGGCGAGCTACCTGCTGCGCCGTGCCGACAGCGAGGGCCTGCTGCCGCTGGTAGTTCTCAACTGCCGGCTGCGGCAGCATCGGCGGCCTGTCCTGCGGCGTCGAGGGCCGGTACCGGGGTCGGCGCCTGCGTGCCGGTGACGTCGATCACGGGGCGGGCGGCCAGAGAGAGGATCGACTGGTCCTGCTCGTCCTGGTAGAGCTCCATCCACGCGGCGAGACGCTCCGGGGTGGTGCCGGGGATCATCTCCCAGGCGGCCTCGCGCGGGAAGCCGGTCGAGATCAGCTTCACAATCGCGTCGATGACCTGCGCGAAGGAGCGCGCCTCGGCGTCGGCCCAGCGGACCTCGACGCCGGGGGAGAAGTCCGCCGTGTTGCCCATCGCGTGCCAGGCGAGCTCCATCAGCGATTCGTGGCCGGCGGCTGCGGACAGCTGGAGCTCCTGCACGAGGCTGGAAAGTGTCGATTCGGCGCCGGCGAGCGCGTCGCCAGACAGGTTCGCCATCTGATTGAGCAGGTACTGCGGGGGGATCTGCCCGGTGGAGAAGAACTGGACGAGGAAGGCGTCGAGCACCTTCACGTAGTTGCCGAGGTCGGACTCGGGGAGGTCGAAGACCTTGGTCTCGCCGCCCGGGAAGGCGAGGAGGCGATCGACGCCGACCCGGCCGGGGCTATTCAGGATCGGCATCGCGTTGCCGTTCACATCGAGGACGGGGTCGCCGTTGGCGTCGCGCTTGTAGAGGAAGTTCCCGTTCTCGTCGGTCGCGCGAGGGTCGAAGCCGGTCACGATCCGCTGCCGGTAGGCGCTGAACTGCATCGCGAGCAGGGTGTTGAACCGGATCGTGTTGATCGCGTCCTGCTGCGGGATCAGGGCGTCCATCGTCGACCAGGGACGGCCGAGGTCATCGGTCTTGTAGTCGTAGAGGGCGAACGGCGGGCGCTGCATCGGGTGCGAGCCGCCGACGATGGTCTGCCAGTCGCCATCGGAGGGGCGCTTCTCGAAGCGGAGGAACGTGTCCGAGTCGTAGACGATCGCGACCTGGATCTGCACGGTCGCGGTCGGGATGATGATGCCGTTCGACCTCGTGTCGGGGGCGTCGATCGTGTACGACTTCAGCGCCCACTTCGGCGTGAAGGGGTCGTCGGGGTCCATCTCGACGTGGACGAGGTCGAAGGACTCCGTGCGGACGATCGGCCGCGTCTTGTCCTTCGCGTTCGGCCACACCGACGCGATACCGCGCGAGTGCAGCATCATCGACCGGTACAGCAGCACCTGCCGCTGGTCGAGCTTGTTCGCCTTCCACGCGCCGGTCCAGATCGCCTTGTCCTGCGCGTCGCCGAGTCCGGACTTGATGCCCTCGGCGCGGAGGCGCTGCACGGGCGCGTTCACGGCGATGCCGAAGTAGGGGGCGATCGCCTGATTCTGCAGGTCGCGGTACTCCTCGTTCACGCCGTCGGGCGCGAACGGCAGGTCGTGCTTCCCGCGGAGGTACTCCTCCCGCTTCTGCACGCCCTTGTGCCGGTCGGCGAGGTGCTTCAGGCCGACTCGTAGCCAGAATCGCGCGAGGCGCTCCTCCATGTGTGACTCCCCCGTGAAACGTAGTGCGTCGTGAAACGCGATCAGCTGAAGCCGTAGAACGTGCGGGACACCTGCGGGATCTTCCGCTTCCCGAGGTCGTCTGCTGCGATCGCGTCGGACGTGGCTTCGTGCGCGAGCACGCTAGCCATGACGACGTCGATCTTCTGCGGCTGCGACGGCTTGCCGAGGATGTACGTCTGGCCCGGGCGGGCACGGACGATCGCGTGCCCGAACTGCCGCAGGGCGTCCTCGTCGTCGTCGAGCCTCAGCGGCGAGGCCGGCGACAGCAAGTCTGTGCGGAACCGCTCGAGCGCGGGAAACATGCGGCCGATCTTGAACGTCGGGAACTCGATCACCCGCTTCTCCCCGTACTTCCCCTGCAGGTAGGTCACCTGCGATTCCCATCCTGGGGGGTCCAGGTAGGCGCGCACCACGTCGAAGGTGCGGAAGAGCTCGTCGAAGGCGGCGAGGACGTCCTGCCGAGGCACCCGGCCGTCGTGCTCGCGCGGATCCCAGATCGTGCGCGCGCGCCCGTCGCGCAGCTGCGGGCCGAAGCGGGGCGTGAAGTTGTGCTGGCCCATCGTCTCGGCGCGGATCGCGGTCCAGTCGTCGACGTCGGAGCCGTCGAACCCGAGGCAGATCGGCTCGGACTTCGGCCGGTCCGCGATCTCGAGGTGCGCGACGCGCTTCCCGGCGACGCCCAGCTGCAGCCACACTCCGGAGCCGGCGACGATGCGGTTCCCGAAGAACCGTTCCGCCTGAGCCGGGTCGCGTTCCATGAGCTCCGCGGCGGTCCCCTCGATATCGTCGAGGTCCACCCACGGGCTACCGAAATAGACGTATCGGTGAATGCGCCGGCGTTCTTCCTTATTGCGATAAGAGAGGCCGTCAGGCGGCTTCCGGTAATACTTGAATATGTCGGGGCGCTTGGACTCGTGCGTCTGCTGAGCCTGAGAATCGTCAGCTGGGTTGTAGCAGTTCGTCGTCTCCATTGTGCGGCCACCCATACCGGCCGCGCCTCGCATTTGCGCGTCGCCGACCTCGATCATCTTGTTCGAGGACGTCCACAGCCCGGATTCGTCCTGCAGCGCGAAGGAGATCGGGTTACCGAGTCGGCTTCGCGCGTTGCTGGTGACCTTGTCGATGCGGTCGAGCTCTTCATCGTTGGAGAGGCCGGCGACGCGGATGAAGTCCTCGCGGGGCAGCAACAGGTCAGACAGCGGCCCGAGGCGGATCATCGCGGTCAGCGGCCGCCACACGTTCGCGACCTGGTCCTCACTGTTCGCCGTCAGCTGCAGCAGCGGCGACGGGTGCCGCATGCCCATCGGCTCGCCAGGCTCGTACTCGTACTCCCACCCGCAGCCACACCCATGCTCCGAGCAGGCGTACCCGTCGCCGGCCTCCGCCCAGCCAGCGAAGAGGACCGGTCCGCACGCCTCGGCCGCGGCGATGCCCGCCGCCCACGGACCCTTGCCCGTCTTCTGCGGGGCCATGATCTGCGATCGCCGGTAGACGAACGCCTGCGCGAGCAGGGGTTCCTCGGGTCGCCACTCGGCGTCGGCACGGACCCGGTAGTGGTTCGCCGTGCACCAGAACTGCCAGTCCGACTGGTGGAACGGGTCGCCGCGGTGGAACTTGTCCGGCACGCGAGCGTGCTGCTCGAGCCACTGGTCGAGCAGGTCGCCAAGCGTCGGCCAGCCCACCTTGTACTCGGCCGCGAAGTCCGCCGCGACGGAGCTCACGATGCGAGCAGGGCTCGGTGGCGATCGAGCGCGGCGACGGCGAGCTCGCGGCTGCGCCACACCGAGAGCTCCCCGCCGTGGTGCAGGCACCACACCTGCCAGCCGCGAGCGCCCGCCTTGTAGACGCCGCCGCACGTCGACTCGTCGCTCACGCTCAGCCTCGGAGCCGGCGCACAGGTCGCGGTCGCTCAGCCGGCGGAGTCGCGGCCGGCTCGGTACGCTTCGCGGCGACCTCGTCCTGCGTGATCCGCCAGCGGAGCGCGGCGAGGCCGGCGAGCGAGAGGCCGAGGGTGTCCTCCATCCGCAGAACGACGGTCTTCAGCGATCCGGAGGCGCCGAGGTCGCTGGACTCGAGGAACGTGCGGACGTAGTTCGCGACCTGCCACTCGAGACCTTGCCGCTTCCACATGACGGCCTGCGGCTTCGCCCAGAGCTTGGTCCACAGCGCCTTCTCCTGAGCGGTGAGCAGTGCGAGGGGCCACTTTGGGGCGCGGAGGCCGGACTTCGCCGGCAGGTCGGTCCATCCGTCGGTGCGCTTCTCGGACCGGCCGCTGTTCGGGTCCGCGGGCGGGCCCGACCGTGCGCGGGCGCCGCCGCTAGGCACGGGCGAATCCGGGGCAGTCGCAGAGGGAGCACGGGCCGCCGGCGACTGTCCGGGTGTGGTTCTCGCGGGCGTGCTCGCACGTGCCGCAGGGTCCCGGATCGCCGAGCTCGTCGAAGACGTCGACGACGGCCCGCACGTGCTCGAGGTAGAGACCGGCGTCGACCCGGACCTTCACCCGGATTGGGCTGTCAGCTGCGGGCGCAGGGGTCATCCTCATGGTTCGCACTCCT